GAGGTAGCGCCTGAGTACTCTGGAGGCATTGCACCTCCGAGAGCATCAGTTTGTTTCTGTAAAGGAGTTAAGGCTTTATAAGCACCCTTAGCAGTCGTACTTGTTGCAGTTGGTACTACAGGTAAGTCTGTAGGGTTAAAATTATCAGCCATTAATACTCCTTAGTTATTTATACCAGACTCCATATATCTGCTGGTCTAGCGTATTGCCTGTAGTAGGCTTAGCTGAATCAGGCTTATAGAGAGTCTCTTTGATTGCGTTGTAGTCCAGAGGGAAAGCTGAGTTAAATAAAGGTACATCATCTGAGCTATGCGGGATAACGTAGTGCTGCTTAGCTACAGGGTTATAGTCAATCTGATACCCTGTGATACCTACAGGTAACTTATTAGGCAGCTTCTGATTAGTAATAGTCATCTTGATAGCGTTGTTAAGCGTCTCAGGATTACGGATACCAGTACGAGAAGCTATCTGACGCTCTCTAGGTACGCCTAGCATTTGCTGCTTACCTACTACCTCACTGTTAGCTTGATAAGACTCTACACCTAATCTAAATGCATCCTCGTAGTCAGTAGCTACAGCAGTGTTTAAGTTATGAGCTGCCTCAGCCTTAATGTAAGCAGCTACTTGAGGGCCATGCCTACCTGCCTCTTCGATAACTTTAGATACGCTCTTGTAAGCCTTATTGAACAGAGTAGTCTCAATCGCAGCAGGGCTATTAGGAACTCTACCGAAAGACCTACTCCAAGCTAATGCAGGGCTTGCAGTAGCAGAGAAGTTAGCGTCATACAGAGCATAGTTCTTAGCTACTGTATCGTCTTTAAGGTACTGTGCTACATACCCTACATCTCCTATCTCTTTCAATCTACGAAGCCCTTGAATAGCTTGCTGAGCCTCAGCGCCCATTGTGGGATGGCCCATTACAGCGCGAAGAGTCTGAGTAAGCTGCCCTTGTACGCTAGGGTCAACTACATCGAACTTATACGCAAGCTCTTCCATACTACGAATACCTCTAGCAGCTAGGCTTGCAGTACGCGCCTCTGGAGGCATAGCCAATAAAGCAGACTTATCTAGGCTATACGCAGACAAGCGCTCTGCCTCTGTAGGCATCTTGAGGATGCGTTGTCCTGTCTCACCGTCAAGCGTAATAACAGGAGCATGTGGGTTGCCTCCTAAAGAGTTCGCCCGAATACCTGCATTAAACGCTTGCGCTTGCCCTGCTAGTAAAGACTTCTCCATCTGAATCTTCTGTAAGGCAGCAGCCTCTTTACGCCTAGCCTCATGCTCAGTGTAAGCTCGGTTCTCCATCTTCTCGTCAAACTGGTTCTTCTCGCGGAGAGCGCTGAAAGAGTACTCCTTTATAGCAGCATCATCTTTGAACTTGTCAGGACGAGTAATACCAGCAGCATCGTACTTAGCAGCGATAGCTTGAGCTTTCTGATTAACCGCTTGCACATCAGCTACAGTCTTAGCCTTAAAGACTAATGTAGTAAGCTGAGCCTCTTCGCCTAAGAACTGCAAGGCATTATTGCTGTCATTCACACGCTTACCTTTAGCCTTAGCGTCATCTACCTTAACCATATCAGCAGGAGATAAGCGCTCATACATGCCGCCTTCATGCATAGCTTTACTAATAGCAGTGTTACCAGCCTCCATAGAAGCAATAGCTAGAGGTAGCTTAAGCGCTGTCCAGCCTTCCTCTGACACATTAAGAGGTCTAGTAGCAGGGTTAAATGAGTTCACTAAAGCTTTATAGTTCTCTCGCGTAACTGGCAGCAAGTCTGCTGTAGGAGTACGTTCATCGAAGGTTACTGTAGGGTCTTTATACTCTGCCTGCATAGCGCTAGTCATGCCTGAGATTACGTCAAGCGACTCTTTAACAATATGGTGAGCAGTCTGCTTATTGTTGTGCTCTAAGTGCTTCTGCAAGTGAGTGCCGATAAGCGCTTGACCTTTAGTAATCATCTGAGGCATAAATACTGCATCTACTTGCTCATTACCTGTGCGCTGAGCACCAATCTGAGACATAATACCTTGACGGTAAGTATCAGGGTCTACCTCAGCGTCTTGGCCTGTAGCAAGCCTAGCCATGTTAGAATCAAATATCTTTCCAGCTCCTACACGACTAGCCATCTCTACTGCACCTTCTGCGGTAGCGCCATTGCCTAGCATCGTCATGTAGTACGGTTGCTCTTCTAGGATATTCTGTAGCTCTTCCTTCTGAGTACCTTCAAGCGAAGCCTGTAAGATACGGTCTTGGCCTGAGTAGAACTCCTTGCGCTTCTGCTCTTTAACTAAGCCTCCTGCGATAACCTTACCAATATCCATAAGGCCATCTACTGCTGTAGGCTGCTTAGCAAGCATAGGTGCTGTACTTCTCATATCTACAGCAGATATACCTACTCGCCCTAAGTTAAGAGCTGTAGGGTTATCTAAATTTGCCATGTATTGTCCTTAGTCAAAGCCAGCGCTCATACCTGCGCTTTGCATGAAGTTATTTGAAATCTCTTGAGTAGCTGCGTGAGCACTAGAGCTGCCTCCACCGAATGCTTGAGCTAACCCGTTAGTAGAGCTAAAGTAATTAGCTACGCCGCCTAAGATAGCGCCCATAGCACTAGGGCCTGCTTGAGTACCTGTAGACTGTCCTGTAGTAGCTTGGTCTGCAACTTGCTGACGCTGGAGCTTGTTATTAACTAGCTCAGATACCAGAGACTGAATAGTGCTACCCTCAGCTTGATTAGTCTTCTTAGCGAATGTATTAAGTACAGTGTCATAGCTGCCTGCACCAATTCCCATAGCGGCGCCTGCTACTCGCGCTTGAGCCTGAGCTTCGTTAGACTGATTCTCAATAGCATCTAGTGCCACGGTAGCCTCAGTTCTAGCTCTGAGAGTGTTAGTATCAATAGCGATACCTTGCTCTCGTGCTCGCTTAGCGTTCATCTTGTCATTGTAAGCAGCTTGCTTCTTGCTATATGCTGCACTAGCTGAGCCTGCTGCGTATTGATTCATTGCTCCGTAAGCGGTTACGCCTACTGTTGCTGTTATTGCCCAAGACATAGCTCCTCCTTAGAAGTGTCTATTACCTCAGCTTCAATCTCAGCTAAAGTAGTTTTGTTAGTTTTATGGAGTGTAAAGAATACACAGTCCGTATGAGTGAGCACTAGGCGCTCTGCTCCTGCCTTAGATAAGGTAGAAACAGGGCCTACTAAAGACTTCTCTATACCATCTTCTAGCACTTGTGCTGAGCCTGATACTAGAGCCATGTAATGCATGTGCTTGTGCTTCTTGCCTGTTACTAAAGTGCCTGCTGGTATATGCAAAGCTCTTCCGTAGAATCCTTGAGAAAAGAGATGTACCAACTTACATTTAACTTGAGGCAAGTGCTGTGTTACTTCTACTACATCAGCTATAAGCTCTCTATGCTGACGACTCGCCTTAAGCTCGTTCTGTTGATACATCTAAGTTCCTTTACATCGTTGCACCACGTTTAAAGAATTGACCTGTCCAATCTATAGAGCTAAGGACTAGCGGATAGTGGTCATAAGTCTGAATAGCTACACGCGCACTAGACTCTGCTGAGCCTACTGGAAACATGCAGAAGCCTTCCCGTACATACGCTTCGCCTACTACACTGTCTGGAGCACTTACTACACGAGCCGAATGGCTATATGTATTGCTTCTGTACTTGTCTGAAACTACTACATCAAACTGAGCACCTACTGTGTAATTAACTTTCATCTGCCCTACTACTAGCTTACCTACACCTGTAATCTTGCCATCGTAAGTCTTAGGCAAAGGCATAGTAGGCTCGAACTTCATTAAGTAAGGTACACCTATCATGTAAGTTCTAGTATGGTCTAAGTCGTAGAAGGTTACAGAGAATACAGCGTCAGTATGTACTCCAGACTTAACACCTACTGTCTCTGCTAGGTCTGTAGAAGTATCTACTGCAATTACTTCATCTGAGCTGTACGCCCCTCTAGCCAAAGCATTGCTAAGCTCTAAAGTACTACCTTCTGCCTCTATCTCTTCCCAGAAGTCTAGGTATCTATGTCGATTAACTCCTGTATAGCCTACACGGTCTAAGTCAAGTTCTCCAATTAACGTGATGTACTTGCTGCCGATAAGCTTACTGAAAAGCATACGCACTTTAGTATTCCTGATAGATATACACTTAAGCACTAAGTCTGTAGGGAAAGTAAAGTCGAACCATGCGCTAAGTACTCGCTCGCCTTGGTTAAACAAAGTACGATACCCGTATAGCACTCCAGTAGAGCTAAGCACAAACAGGATATTCAGCTTAGTACTAGCTGTAAGACTTGCTATGTCAGCAGGTATATATCCATCTACATGAGAACTAACAGGGTAGGCGTATGTACTATCTACAGTGTCACTAGGCTGAATAGCCAGAATGTCTGCGTTAGTATCAGAGGCGCTTGAGAAGTACACTAAGTTACCGAAGGATACTGGAGGCACGTTAGGATTAGACTCGAATGAGCTAGTCTTAAGTAATGCACCGTTAGTCGGAGTGATACCTGTGCGGCCTACAATAGCGTAGTGAGTCTTAGTACCGATAACAATTAAGTTCTTATCAAGAAGCGCTGCACCTACTAAAGTATCGGTAGCATCGAAAGTACTTGTAAGATTAATAGGGTCAGTAGCTAAGTCATCTAGCACAGACTCACGGTAGAAGTTCAAGTAGTCACCTGTACGGCTCATAGAGACAGCGCCTTTAGAGAGCACTACCAGCCTGTCTTGAAATATCCCCATCCAAGATATAGTAGAGCCTACAAAGAACGGGTCAGCAGAGCTGCTATCATTACCTGCCTCGCGCTTACCCCAAGTAAGAGGAGTAATAACGTCACTCGTGTTAAGTAGTACTTGAGCAGCAATAAACTCGCCTGAGCCTACATAGGCGCTTCCTCCATAGACATACAACAGGCTAGGCATAGAAGCTTCCGTAAGAATACCTCCAGCACTATAACCAGTACTAATGTAACTCTGGCTAGTCTCTACCCAACGTCCGGGTCTTACCTTGTTAGTTTGTAATGAAGGAGTACTAGAGTCAGAGCCTCCTTGAGTATGTTCAAAGCGCAAGAAGTAATTACCTGAGCGGCTATTAGCCTTGCCTATCTCCATCACATGCCCTTCTACACCTACACTAGGGAGAGTATTAGACACTGTAGAGAAGCGGTCAGACATAACCATGCGCGTGTTATAAAAGCCATCATCTGCGAACATACCTGCGGCTTCATCAATAGCCGAGAAGCTTAAGAATATAGCAATAGATGCACCTTGCTGCTGAACAGCGCGGATAGTTCCTGAGCCTATAACTCCACCTATAGCTGTCTGTAGCTGAGTGTATAACTGTCCTGCAATATAAGCAGGCTGCACTTTATCAGCGTCAGTAGCTACAGAGCCATTAGGTACTGTATAAGAAGCTAACGTAGTGCTATCTGTGCGCTTAATAGCATATACGCCTGAGTACGCACCTTGCCTAATCTCTATCAGTACTACTCTATTAACTACAGCAGTAGTAGAGTACGCATTAGAAGTATAAGCTGTACCAAAGATACCGCTAAGCTGCTGCTGAGTTACCTCAGGTACAGCAGTTCCTGCAAGCAAAGTGTACTCTCCAATGTTAGAGTGTGCTTTAATGCCTCCAGCGAAGTACGCATACGAGGCAGGGTCTTGGTACACAGGCACAGAAGCTCCTGTAGTCAAGTCTCTCAGCACTACTCGCCCATCATAAGTACCTACAGCGTACTCGCCAGCTTCCATAGCAATAGACCTGAACTCTAAGTCCATACCCACAGAGGCTGTAGGCAAGTCTGTGTATACACTAGCTATGTGCTTCACGGCAGGGCGCTTTACAGCTCCTTCAATAGGGTCTGGTATACAGTTACTCATAGTCCAGACTTGACCTTCTAAGCGCTCTTTAGGGTTCTGCGTTGAAACACCTTGAACTAAGTTTTTAATCGCTCCCGATGTTTTCATTGCTTATCCTTTATACGAATGTGTACAGGCTTGCGTTAGATGGATTCCTAGAGAAGCCTGCTAGTGCTTGAGCTACCTGAGGGTTACGTTGAGTATTAGCGCGTTGCTCTCTAATGTTCTGAGCGCGTAGTAATACCCACGCTTTTTGAGAGTCTTCTTTAATGTCTGCGAGCTTAAGCATATCGCCTTCAAAGTCACGCGAGAAGGACTTGATAGCATCGAAGCCTATAGCGTCTTGAGCAGCTACAGGGCAGTCCTCGAAAGCAATACAGCGTATAGCAGACACAGGTACTGTCTCGCCTATAATTGCAGTATCAGCCAAGTTATCCCATAAGTACCCATCAATTACAGCGTACCTATCTGGATACACTAAAGCCGTGAACTTAATCAAGTCAGAAGGTACTGCTACCTTACCGTCTACATCTACCTTAAGGCTGTATGAAGCGATATTGTTGAACCAGAAGCCAGCACCTGCATTAAGCTGGATAGTCCTGTTCTTTTGCTCTAAGATACGCAGCCCTGAGGCTACTGTAGGGTGTCTTGCATCTAGCTCATTTAGAGGTAACTCCCCTAGAGTAGCTAGCATTGCATTAATTACGTCTAGTTTAGTCATTTATGTGTCTCCGTTGATTTGTATAAAGCCTTGTGAGTAAGCCTCATACAAAGCAAAAAAGGGAGCAGCCTTATGAGCCACTCCCTTTGAACTACTGTCTAATCTCTTGCTGATTAGTAAGCATTAACCACAGCAGAGTATGCTGGATTGTTTGATGCAGCACCCAGAGCTAGCCATGAGTCAATGAACCATGACTTAGTGCCTTTATCCCAATATACGTCTGACTGCAATGGAATACTTGCACCAGCCAATACTGCTTTAGGAGACATAATCAAAGCAACTGCTTTAGCTTCGGTAGCATCTAAGTTGTAAGCGTATGCATTAGCTGCATTGCTCAAAGGATGGTTAGCTACTGCTGCTTTAGGCAAGCGGTTAGTAGAGCGGATAGGCAAGCCTACTGACTTCAATACTTTACCTTCTGCGTAGTTGCCATTACCGTCACTGTACTGAGAGTTCACCAACTTATCATTACGAGACAGAGCCAAGTACTGAGCTGGACGTACATAGATTACAAAGCCTTCATCAGCAGGGTCGAGTTCTTTCTCTTCCAAGCCAGATACAGCGTCTTCAATCTTGTACTGCAACTTGTTAGGGTCAGTTTCGTCTGTTGCAGCAGCCATAGTAGTGATAGAACCACCATTCCAGCCAGAAGGCAATTTAGTAGTACCGCCAGTACCGTCACCAGACACAATACGCGCTGACTTGATACCTTTAATCATACCAACTGAGTCCATGAACTTACCGATAACTTTACCCTGCTCTTCTGCTAGGCTTACCTTAGCATCGTAGCTAGTCTGAATGTCATCCAGAGTGAACACTGCATTACGTGCCAGCATTACTGTATCAATCTTCACTGACACATTGTCGAAGTCAACAGGAGTAGGTTGTGGATTAGAACCAGCACCAAGAGTTTGTAATTGAGTATCACCGTTACGGTAGTTAGTCAATACGTTAGTACCTGTCACAGGACGCCAATCTAAGAAGCTCTCCATGATGGACTTCTTAACGATAGTACCTTCTACTAGACCACCGAACTCAGCGATAAAGAGAGAGTCTACCTCACCTGATTGCAAGCGTTGACCTGCACGAGCTAAACCACTAAGAGCGAAAATATCTGCCATTTTGTATCCTTGTATATGTTATTAGTTAAACGTCTATTCCTATAGGACGTAAGAACTTACTTGTGTTTAGCGGTAGCGCTCGCCTCTAGCTTCTGCTGCCTTCATAGAAGCATTAGCTCGTGCTTTAAGCGCAGCCTGTGCAGATACATCGCCAGATTTCTGCAATATCTTGTTCTGAGTAATGTACTCAGCTAGGCCAATATAGTTACCTGTATCTACAGGTGTTCCGTCTACTTTAAATGTCATACCTTTTACAGTCGCACCTTTCTCTACCATTAGTTCTTTAAGTTGTGCTACTGCCATCTGAGCTTGCTTGCCACCGAAGCCTAAGCTTGTGTTCAAGAACTCTCGTGTAGATGCATCTAGGTTAGCTTTAGACCACTCTTGCATTTGCTCGAATACAGCTTGACCGCCTACTACGTCATACACTGCCTTACGCTCTGTAGTTACCCACGCAAGATTAGCTTTAGCTTTGTCTTCGATAGTAGGGATAAGAGCGTCAGCCATATCGCCAAAGGTTTGCTTAAGAGCTACCTTAGCGGCTGCTGACAGAGTTCCTGTATTGCCTACGTCTTCTAGTAACGCAGTAAACTGCTCAGCACTGCCGCCTTTAGCTAGATAGCCTTTAGCGATAGTATCTACGAACACATCGCCAGAAGCTTCCCAAGCCTCAGGAGCAACTACCGTAGGAGTTACCTCAGGTACTACAACTGGAGGCACTACTACTACAGGCTCTACTACTACTGGCACTACTGGAGGAACTACTGGCACTACTGGTGCTACAATCGGCTCTGTTACTGTTGTCATTGAGTTTCCTGTGATAATTGATTAACTGCTACTTGACTTACTGCATCTGTAGCTGCTAGTTCTTGCTCCTGAGCCATAACGTCTGCTTGCTGCTGAGCCTTCTCGCCTTGAGCTTGCGCTTGAGATTTAAGGAACTTGTAGTAGTCAACACTATGTAATGAAGCTAATAGCTGTACATAGGAATCCCAGATGAATGTAGCTCTGATTTCCTCAGGTACATCTTTAGTAGCTGCTAGGTCTGCTTGGAATGAGCGTAAGTTATCTAAGTCACCGTTAGCGCTTAGAGCGTCTAGTCCAGTAATAACGTACACCTTAAGCTGACGTAAAGAAGTTACTTGACTCTTCTTGATAGCAATATCAGCTAACCACTGTTGTAGGTCGAAGCTGAGGCGTGAATACACACCACCTTTAGAAGTCTCTAGCTCATTAGCAATGAGTCGAATTTCCTCTGCGGTTACGCGCTCTGCATTACGCACAGCACCGTTAGCTAGCAAGAATATCTCTGAGAGAATAGTCGTGTACTGCTGAATCTTATTAGCTACTGCCAAATAGTCTCTGGCTTTACCGCCTAAGTCAGGCGTAGTAATATCATCAGCTCTACCTACAAGTACTGCCCCTGAGAGCGCATTTTGGAACTCTAGTGCATCTGTAGAGCCTGTAGGGTCAGCTAAGTGAATGATGCGGCACATCTCAAGCAAGCCTGCAATCTCTGCTGAGCTGAGTGTACTAAGGCCATGAAATGCACCTTGAGACTCTTCAACTAAACCTGTACCGTAGTTACGCTTAGGAGCTAAACTCCAAGTTAGTACTCGAATAGGTAAGTCTTTATCTTGGTACTGAGTAACGTCTTGAGTTACATCAATATCCTCGATACTTTGAGTCTGCTTCCACACTGAACCTTTAGCATCCCATACATAGCGGGTATATAAGGCTACTGCTTGCTCAGGCTTAGCTTTAGGGAACTTAGCGCGGTATGCTAACTGGAGCGCCTCAGGCATAGAGTCTAAGGTAGAACCTTCTCTAGTGATGCTCTCTAGTATCTTACCTCGTAGCCCTCTACGAACTACATAGTCTCGTAAGGTGAAGGTAGTGATAGCGTCACCGTCTTGGTCGTCATCATCGTCATAGCGCAACAAGCAGTTACCAGTAATGATAAGCTGCCCGATAGCCTCTGTCAGAGGAGCACGTACCTGCATAGCCTCTAGCGTCTTCATACCTTCTTTAGCTACTTGAGACAGTACAGCATCTAGTGCAGCACCTTGAATGCCGCCTTTAGCCATCTCTTCAATTTCTTTCGGAGCTAACTCAGGTCTAAAGAACGGACGGGAAGGTGCGAATAAAGCTAGCATGACTTTATTGAGCAAGTTGTTTACGCACTTAGCGCCTACAGCTTGAAAGTCGATAGCCATTTCATAGTTATCGTTGGTGTTAGCTGGAGGGAACTTAGAGGGGATAGTCCACGCAGCGTATTGCTCGCAGCGAAGAAGCAACGTACTGCGGCCTGCATCCAACTCCAAGAAACGAGACTTAGGAGTATGAGCTTTAATCATACGCTAAGGCCAGTACCTGTAGAACCCATGCCTTTACTAGGACGATATTTCTTACGCAGCTCTGAGGTAGCTGCTGAGGCATCTGCATCAGTGCCTGAGTCTACTTCCGTTACAGGAGCTGCTGCAATCTCTGTAGCTGGAGGAGGAGCTTCTACAGCCTTAGGCTCTCTCCACTTAGGCTGCTTACCGCCGAAAATGCTACTCATGTGTATTCCTTTACTAAATGTGTACCTACTTGAGAGAAGCCAATGCGCTTGTATAGCTCAGGTAGAGTACTTGGGCCGAGCGTACTGCCTACAAATACTAGGTAAGGTGATGGGATAGTGTTAGAGATTAAGCTAAGACTTTGCTTAACTAGAGCTAACAGGTGCTTGATACTGCGGTGCTCTTCTGCTATGAACAGCATATCTTCTACTACACAAGAGCAATCCATGTGTACTGTAGGAACTTCACTAAAGCACATAAGACCTATAGGCTCAGAGTCTAAGTACAGCACATAGCACATAGAATGTACTGCGTCTGTAGTTAGCCATTGAGCTAGCTTAGTGCCTGAGTAATGCTTAGCGAGAAGGCTTTGAGGTAGCTTTGCGTTTATAGCGTGGCTATAGATTAGATTATGCAGTCGGTAGTCTAAGTCCCTCTGGTGTAGCTGCTTGACTATTAGCATGAATCTCCTTGAGGACTTGCTCTCGGTAAGTCTTAACGCCAGCTCGGTACATGATGGTTGCGATAGTATCTGTAGGTACAGGAGTAATATCCCATGACCTTCCGAATTTCTTATCTACAGCAATCATCGTTTGCTCTAAGGCATACGCTGGAGTTACTGTCATGTGTACAGGCCGCGAGTAATTAGGGTCTAGCTTGAGGAGCGCCTTAAGCGTCATCCTCGTCAGGAATGTTTTTAAACGTGTCAGCAATGCCTATCCCTTCCAATGCAGTCATGAGGTCTTGTGGAATTTCTTGGCCTCTAGTGAGGTGCTTACATGCGAGGCGTATTAAGTCTTCCTCGTCTAATTCTTCGTACATAATTAATGCTCCTTATCCTATAGCACGTAAGAACTTCTGACGGACTATAGGAATAAGAGGCGTAAAACATACGTCTTAGCACAAGCGAGTAGCTAGCACTTGAGAGGACTACCCAAAGAAGTACTTAGAAGCAAGTACCTCATGAATATCTAACGTACCGTACTCAGGAGGAAGAGGTAGCTCTATATCTGGGTAGAGAGCTGATAACTCAGTGTGAAGTCTAAGTAGAACATTACTAGAGTACTGCTCTACGAAAGCCTCTCGAATCATGCCAGCAAACGCTTGAGTATCACAAGCATGTACACCGTAGTCATCATGAATGGCAGCAATAGAGCTAATACCAGCAGCCTTAGCCTTAAGGATAGTTGCTGTAAGATGCGCTGCATCACAAGAGTGAATGAAGTTAGGAGCGATACCATTACGCTGCCTTAGTACATCTATCTTGTCTGTAGGAGTACCTATAAGTAATTCTGTTCTACCGCACAGTACAGTCTTAACTACATGCACATCAATCTCTTTAATATCTTGATGCACTACGAACCCACTAGGGCTAGTGAACTGTATAGGCAAGTTCTTCTTAGCTAAGACAGAGCTAACAGACTGTAACCAAGCCATAGCACTTCTAGCTGCAATAACTACTTCACCAATACTCTGCCATACAAGCTTAGTTAAGTAATTGATAGCCTCTATAATGTCAGCTCTGTCGAATACTTCATTCTTAGCCTCTAGGTAAGACTGCAACAAGTACTCTCTACAAGACTGCTGAGTACTACCGTAAGGCAGAGTCATAACAGGACGCTTAGTTATGCTACGAGTAATCCCGAAAGCTAACCACTTAGCTGCTGTAGCTGACTCAGAAGACTTAAGCTTAGCTATTACTACCTGTGCAACTTCACCATAAATATCGTTAGGAGTATCGCTATCAATAAGGTTAGTAGCAGCGCCTCCAATACTATCGCGCAGCATTGCGCTAAAGTTCTGTATCCCATTGCATGTGCCATCCTGTGCAACTGCAAGTCTGGACTTGAATAAATCTGGATTAGTACAATACGCCTTATACTCCAGAACCCATGCCAAGAATTGGAAAGGCTTATCTGCCTCGCTCCATTCACTACGATGGCTAATAGGGTCAGTAGCAATTCTGCACAAACGCTCACTATTCTCGTCCACCCATTTAACGCGGTCTGTGTAAGAAACCTTATCAACACCATAAGTATTAGCTCCATGTATCTTAAACCAGCGCTCTCCTTCTGCTGTGCCTAGTGCCTTAGCTTCTCCGAACTGTAACAGTGCCTTGCCTAAGTCTGCACTCTGAGGAGCTAGACCTGAGGCTACTGAATACATACGTCCTCGAAAGTCACAGTGCCATACGAAGAATAACTCTGGTGTATCCTTGAATCGCTCAGCCATAGCTAAGATACGACTCATTAAAGCGCATTTACCTACACGCTCTTTCTCTTGGGTATATGCAATAGTCGCTTGCATTTTCCACACTTCAAACTCGCCCATCTGCTCAGGAGTTGCGTTCTTCTTATCGAAGTCAGCAGCGAAAGGCCATGCAGGAGGCTCGATACGATTTGTAGAAGGCATGGCTGTGCCTAAGCCTAGTTCCCATATCTCTTGCGCTACTGCTAGGATTGCTGTGTTGACGCTCCAGCTTGTTTGCTGCAAGTGGTTGATAGCATCATATACGTTAGATAATTGAGCGCCTTGTAGGGCTTTCTTTTGCGCTTTAGGGTTACTGGAAGCTTTAGTAATCACGAAGCCGCAAGAATCTTGAGCCTCAGGAGAATAAAAGCCGCCACCTTTAAGGCTAGTCCAGTCTCTAGGAGGTACTATCATCGGCATCCATACAGGGAACAGTACAGAGACTGCTGCCTTGTGGTGCGTAATCCACTCCTCTAGCTCACGGCTCATTACTATACGTGCATGAGACTTCTTACCCTCACGGTCAATGCGCTTCTCGAAGTGCCCTGTAGCTGCAATAGCTGCATCAAGCAAATGAGAGCCTATGTGTACACGTTGGTCGAGAGTCCACTTGAAGTACTCTAAGCCATTAGCCTCACCACTTGCAGTGTGGTTCATGGTATGTACTAACGAGTTCAACTTAAAGCGATAAGAGTTAGCTCCGCGCTTGTCGAGCTTACCTAGAGTTCTCTTGAAGAGCTGTTCATCTAGGGCCTCGAACTGACGTAAGCGCACTTCATCCTCTATGCGTCTACCGATTGACAGAGTAAGCTCAGTTAGCTTAGCTTGAGTAATGCAGGCATCAATACCACAGCGCAATGTAATGAAGGCTAATACATAGGAGTCCATGTTAGCTAAAGACCTCCAGTACGCTTTCCCTGCGCTATGGCCTGACTGTAAGGCTCTGTCTACTCTCGCGTTAATCTCAGCAGCTACGGCATGTAGGTGACTGTTCACGAAAGACGAGCCATAACTTGTTTCGCTTGCTAATCCTTTCTCTTCACTTCTTGCTGTGTTCTCAAGGTAGCGTTTAATCCCACTACCCACCATATCCGCTTCAATTTCCAACTGCGCTTCGAGAGAGATAATCTACCCTTTATTCATGTATAGTACGCTTATAGTTATCGCTAATGCTGATACCCAATACGCTACCTCAGGCCACCTTCCATCGAAGGCCAACCTGCAAGCGTTACAGAAGTAAAGAATAATGATGATGTATGTGATTAGGTGCGGGTCTTGTAGTACCTTAAACATCAGCTACGTTCTTATCAAGACGTACTGACTTGAAGCGAGGCTCTCGTAACATACCAAAGGCAGTGAACTTCATAGCTTCTACTTCAACTATTTTTCCTACTATTAGCTCTGGGTTGTCACGCCACTCTAGGAGTTGGCTGTGCTTCATGCCTCTAATATCTTGAATAGACTCTTTACCGTCTTCTTTACCGAACTCTCTCCACTTGACTTGGAGTACACCTTTAAGGCCGCCCTTAGAGCCTGCCTCTACTCCACTCACGCCAATAGCTTCTAATTCGAAGGTAATCTTTTCTTTAATGCGGATTAGGTTAGTGCCTCTGTTACCAGATTCCCACCCTGCATTTTCTGGCCTGTAGCACACGCCTTCGCCTCCTCTACCTTGCACAATAGAGGCATGAGTCTTAAGCGCCTCAGCTCCATGTATGTAGGTTTGAGTAATACGAGTTAAGTGCTCCGTATCCTTGTAGCCCATCAGGCTATCAAGTCTAAGTAAGCGCTCTTTATAAGGCACTACAGACTCGCCTGCATCGAACTCAGCTAAGCTCAGAATGTCATGCACATGAAGCTGGATACCTTTAGCAGCACCAGCTACCTCAGTACGGCATAGGCCGCTGATAACGGCTTGCTCTAGGTCAGGATGCCAAGCTTCTGCAATAAGCACAAAGCTAGTCCAGCTACCTACATGCAATGCCTGTATGTCTTGCTGCACTAAAGTACCATTAAGGCTCATGTAGTCCTCAAGAGTACTAGACCTAAACGATACTCTACCGTTATCACAGAGTGCAGCTACCCATACACCGTCTAGCTTCTCGCTTACATAACCTCCTCCAGAGAAGGCTACAGCGAGAGCTTTAGTAGAGAGCTTATCTAAGTTAGTAGCGAGCTGAATGATGCGGTCAGAAGCCATGACTATGCCCTCCTTGTAGACGGAATAGCAGGTTATCAATACTGTCTGCTAAGTCATGTACACTACCGTTGTTAGGAATGATGTAAGACAATAGCTGCCCTCGCACACCTTGCTCGCTGGAGTGCTCAGCTACAGCCTCTACCTTACGCTCTATCTGGAGTACATATCCCTTAGCTTGCCATACAGCCTGAGCTTCATTGTCAAAGCGTACATCTGAGATTACTACATTAGGAAAGGTCTTAGCTTCCTCCATAGTCAGGCTAGGCCATAGGTCAGGCTTAACTAAAGTTCTGCCCCACTCTGTACCTAACGTCTGAGCTAGCTGTCGAGGACTCTTACCGAACTCAGGAAGCACAGTCTCTTTCCATACTCTGTCTTCCCACTGCTTCATAGAGAACCCGAACATAGCATTAAGGCCGCGCTTCAAGGCAGTAGCAAAGCTGAGCTTAACAAAGCCATGCCTGCCTACTAAGTAGTCTGCTACTGTGTCTTTACCTACGCCTGCTTTACCTGTTAAGCCTATAATCATGAATAGCGTTTCCTTAAGTACTCAAGTGGCAGAGCATGAATATCGAACTGTCCATCCTTGACGTTATAGAACATCCAGCACTGTCTCCGTACCTCATTACCTTGAGGGCCTAAGTAGTGTTCGTCATGCTGGTAGAAGCACCCTGCGAAGACTCCAGTAATGAACTTACCGTCACCTCGCTTCTGAGACAGGTCTATCTCTGTTTGCTGTACATGCCCCATTACGCAGCTCATGTGCTTTTTAGTAGCTAGTGCTCGTGCTGAGCTAACTGGCCTACCCATGCAACCTGAGGTGAAGTAATGGCTGTACATCACGCCATCAATGTTTACTGTCTGGAGGAAGTCATAGACCTCGAAGCCGAACTCCTTGAACTGCAAGTCATCTATACTTATAGTGCCTGCAAGCTTAGGGTCATTCTCGATAGCTCTATTAATCCTATGCTCGTGATTGCCTAGAGTAATAACAAAGCGAGGATTCCAAGCCTTTAGCTTAGAGCGCCTGCGTCTTGCTTGCTCTTCTCGTATAGGCTTCATGAAGGCAGTCATACCAGCGATAGAAGCAGCTACGTCATCAGAGTAACGTCTACCTTCGTAAGACTTCTTGCCTACGTCATAGCTACTCAGTGAAGGCATATCTGCCCAATCACCAATCAAGATAATTACATCAGGACGCTTCTCAGCCGCCCACTTACCTGCTGCGGTCAAGTGGTCTATAGGGTCGCCTGCTTTAACCTGTGTATCTGGCACTACCATGTGTGTACTCATGTAGCTCCCTTAGCCTTAGCGATAGCCTTTTCTTTAGCTACCTTCTGGCGCTTAACTCGTGCTTTTTTGTTTGTGAGGATGCGCTTCTCGTCCAACGACTTATGTGTCGGGTGAAGCATTGATGTGCGATTAACTGTATGATGCGTTAAGTACTCTACGAGCGACTTAAGCCATTCAAGCGGTGTATTGTCACGCTTAGCTCTGTTAGCTAAGTTATTTATCTTACCTTCAAGTCCGTTGCAGTTATTGCAAAGTACTCCTCTACAGATACCTGTAGTGTGGTCATGGTCTAAAGTAGGGAGCTTCTGCTCTGCTACTATATTTATCTTACATACCGCACACTTACCTTTTTGCTCCGCGAGGGTCTTAGCTCTAACCATTGCAACCATGCTATTTGTTAGACGCTGCATAGTTCCTTTTCAAATCAGTTAAGTACACCTCAGTCTTTATGGTGACAGCCGAAGCATTGCTCTCCGTCTGTCCTACCACAACCTCCACAATAGCTGTGTTTGGGAAGTGGCCTCTCCGCAAGACCTTCACCTTTTCGCCTGTCGGCTTGAATAGGTCTATTACGCCAATCTCGTTTGCCGAAGATGTCTTCAAAGTTATTCTCTCCTTGTGAGGATAGCTGCTTTGAGTGCAAGCTATCCCCTGTCACGTCATTTACTGCCATAAAATACCTTCCTACATACGCAAGGGTCGCCTTTATAATTGAATGTGCCACAGTGTCTGCACTCAATTCGTCCATGCCGCGCTAGCCATAGCAGCACTCCTTCAAGCCACTTCATCAAACACACCATCTCTAATAGCTCGCGCCATAGTTAGTCGGTCATCGTTGTCGCTGTAGTACAAGCCTAGTAGCTGCCATTGCTCCTTGAAGTACTCTACCCAAGTATCGGGATAGTGATACTGATATAGGTCTTTGACTAAGGCATAGCCTAAGCTAGGATACCCTGAGCCTATCGCACCTAAAATCTTGGCCGCGAGTACAGGGCCGCACGACTTATCCTTCTGCGGAGTCTTACCTGAGAGCGCGTCCTTGCTGCACTCGCTAGGCATGTGCTCCATTAGCCAAGCTCCACTAACATTACCTAATGCAGGGATGTTATCTGTGGAGTCTCCTTGAAGCATCTGCCAGAGTAAGAACCAAACTCCATGAAAGAGCGACCCCTGTTTGAGGGTTGTGGAAAGCTCATAGGAATCGGGGGAGGCAAGTGCTTCTTGATAGTAGTGCTTGTGTTCTCTGAACTTAAGCTCATTAGTTTTCCAATCTAAGTACCAGCCTGCTACTTGACGTATATCCTTGTCATTGCTGGTATGTACACATAAGTCCTGTGTACCGTTGCGATAAGCATTCCACTGCGCCTGAGTCATAGCATCGTCAGCCTCACGGTCTTGCCATGAGACATACTTAGCGTCATCTGCTGCCTTGTCATGCAGTAGTGAGTTAAGAGAATGCCAGTGCTTAGGGTGAGACTTGTTAGTACGGTTGCCTTGATAAGGCTCAGACACAGCTATATCGAAGCGCTGAGCTTTATCTGACAGAGGGTGAGTGAGATGAACTTGAACATACTCAGCTCCAGCAGCTACCCTACGATTCTCTATCCCATTGAACATATTTTCTCTGAGAGTAGCGTAGGGTAAGTCTTCTGGGAATGCGTACTGATACGGTAAGAAGTCACCGTCTATGTGTAAGATTCTACCCTTGACAGTAACAGGTGTAACCTTAAAGGTATGTTCTAAGTCGGCTAAGTGTGAGTAGTCTCCACTTGAGCCGTCCATGATTACTTAGGTGCTATGATACGAGGCTTAACTACTACGATACCTGAGTCAGTTACTTGCTCAGACTTGTTAGTAATCTTG